TTGATGCCATCGTAAATACGGTTGTGTTTGCTGGCGACATCAGCGGCACTCAAATGTCTCCCTTGACTGATACGGCAGGCACGGCACCTACGGGCGATGTCATTGAAGTTTCTGGTGGTGTAGTGGTGCTTCACCCTTACGTCTTTGTGTATGGTGACAACGGTCTCATCAGAAACTGCGTTGCAGGCGACCCCTTCAATTGGAACGGCGCGGACGCCAACGAGACCAACGTATCGTCGACCAAGATTGTCAAAGGTCTGCCAGTGCGTGGCGGCTCAAACGCCCCCTCTGGTTTGTTTTGGTCGTTGGACTCGCTGATTCGCGTCAGCTACACGCCAACCACCGTAACAATTGCTTCAGTCCCCCAAACTTTTTTCTGGCGGTATGACATTATTTCCAGCCAGTCTTCTATTCTCTCCAGCCAGTGCGTCATTGAGTACGACGGCATCTACTATTGGATTGGTGTTGACCGCTTCTTGCTGTACAACGGTGTGGTCAAGGAAATCAAAAACACGTTCAATCAGAACTATTTTTTTGACAACCTGAACTATCAGCAACGCCAAAAGGTGTACGCCAACAAAGTTCCTCGCTTTGGCGAAATTTGGTGGTTCTATCCTTCTGGAGACAGCGAAGAGTGCAACGACTGCATCATTTACAACATTCGCGAAGATTGTTGGTATGACGCTGGGCAAGCCTTGGGCGCGTATCGCACGGCTGGGTACTTCTCTCAAGTGTTTCGCTTCCCCATCAATGCAGGCGCAACCTTGAGCGAGTTGACTGAAGTTTTTGCCACGACCGCTACCACGGTGAACGCTAGTGCCAATATTGAAATCCCAATTACCAATTTGGTGTTGTTGGGCCAACAAGTCATTGGTGCAGGCATTACAAACATTTCGCTAGTGATTGCAATTGCCCCAAGCGCAACGCCCAACTTCTTTACCGTTACCTTGGACAACCCCGCCACAGCGTCTGCAACCGTCCCTGTGACGTTCAATACGACCGCAGGCAGGGTTACCCTATGGCAACATGAAATTGGCACTGACGAAATTATTTTTGAGTCTTCCAACGCAATTGACAGTTTTTTCCAAACAAGCGACTTGGGATTTGTGGCTGGTGGCCCCGCTCAGACCTCGCCTGTGGGTGATAACTTCTGGGTCAACTTGGAGCGCGTCGAGCCTGACTTCGTCCAAGAGGGTGAGATGACCATGCAAGTCACGGGTCGCCCATATGCTCAGTCGGCAGATGTGGCCTCGCAAGAGTACCCATTTGACCCAAGCACGGGCAAGATTGATATGCGCCAACAAAGGCGCGAGATTCGTTTGCGTTTCAGAAGCAACGTGAGTGGTGGAAATTATGAGATGGGCAAGGTGTTGTTGAGCGTAACGCTTGGCGACGTCAGACCTTTCGGAAATTAATATGGCGATTGCGCTTGTATACGACCCTCGGTATCACACATGGAACTCGTGGGCGAGTCTTATGTGCGAGGCGTATGCGGCGCAACAGCTATCAATAAATACTCCCGAAGAGGAGTGGAAGCAGTGGGCGGCGGGGTTAAAAGCGATTGACGTTTTTGTCAACGAGGGCATCCCTAGTCCCGAAATATATGAGAACTGGCAAGACTGGGCGCAAGCCTTAGTCGGAGCAGTCAATCAATCTACTGAGGAAACGGCAACATGAACTTCATTGAGATTTTTAATTATGTGGCAAAAGTGGCAAGGCCCGCCCACGCCAAAGCCTCCATCGCTGAGGCTATGGAAGACCAATTCGTTGACATCGGTTTGGACAGCCTTGACGGGTTGGTCATGCTGATGTACTTCGACGAACTCTACGGTATTGCTGACGAAGTGAGCAAGGAGTGGACACCCAAGTCCGTTCAAGAACTCCATGACCTCGTAATGGGAAGCAAGACCAAAGAACCCGCCTCTATGGAAGAAGTCGCTGAGGTTTGCAAATGATTTATCTCACGCACTACCGCACCGCTTCTACAGAAGACGTTGAACTCTTTGACGACATCATCTACCCCCAAAAGGTGAATTGGTTCCCAGACACCTACAACCGAACTAAGTCTGGTCTGGTCTACGTCCCCCACAAGTTGGCGGAAAAAGTCCTTGACCCTGAGTTGCTTACCTACCTACGGGAAAATCCTGTGGGCAAGACTGCATTCATTCTTGCTGGTGGCAACGCACACTTTGCTGGCATCGGACAGCGCCCGTATGACTCGCGCCTGACCTACACCTACAAGTTCCTGCCATTCACGTTGACGCAGGTCTATGCAGGTCGTATCGCTCAATCCTGCGGCGATATGGACATGGTCACCACCGATGCCAGCGCCTGCGCTTCAAGCCTCAAGGTGATGATGGATGTCCAAAACCTCATACAGTTTTACAACTTCAATCGTGTGATTGTGTTGACAGTTGAGGATGGCGTCTCAAACGCTGTGTTGGAGTTCTTTGGCGACTCCAAGGCGGTGCTGACCGAAAAGCAGGAGCAGGAGGGCATAAAGCCATCCGCTTTTGATTCAACCAACTTTGGGTTTCGCATTGGTCAGGGCGCGGCTTTGGCGGTGTTTGAGTCTCGTGAGGCTGTGGCTCAACAGCAAATCAAACCCCATGCTCGTCTGGTGGGGGCGTACAACGCATCAGAGCGCTCTACAAACGCAATTGGGCAGTGTGAGGATGGTGAGGGCTTCATCAAGGCTATAGAGGGCGCAATCCACTATAGCAATATAACCCCCGATGAGATTAAAATAGTAAAAACCCACGGCACTGGAACTGCGTCCAACAACAAGGCTGAAAAGAACGCCTTGACCCAAACGCTAAAAGCATTCGTTGCAACCTCGTATAAGCAGAAGATTGGTCATACGATGGGAAGCAGTGGACTGCTTGAGACACTTTTACTTTTAAACGATATTAGGTCTGGCGTTGTTCCCGCGATTGCAAACCGAACTGAAACCGATTCGGTATTCCTTTCGGAATCGACAACACCACCTGATGGTCTGATAATGAGTCTGGCGGCTGGGATGGGAAACATCTATTCCGCCGCAATTTTTAAGGGGATGTGATGCTTGTCGATAGCAAAAAGAAACAGTTGAGCCAAGAGGCAATCTTAATGATTGCGGCTCAAGAGACCAAGTCACCGCACCCTGCATCCGCAATTTTTGCGGCAATGGTCAAAGAGATGAATATGACGGGTACGTCTATCGTGCGCGAAGGCAACACACTTTTTGTTGTCCACAACGCCGAAGGTCGTGTTGGATTCTTTCGCGCCCTGAACGCAGACACCGCCCGCAACTACCTAGAGAGTTCATACGCCTTCATTCAGGGCGCTTACAAAATGGGGTTTGACGTGTTGGTAAGCGAGTTTGAAGACCCAACCATCATGAATATTTTTAAGGCCATCTCGCGAAACCCTCCTCAAGAGGGCATGGGCTACAAAGCCGAGCGAACCAAAACTGGTTTCCGCGTGACGGTCAAGTTAGGCCCAAAGCGGGCTGAAAGGGAATAAGTATGGGAGCCGTAGCCAGTTTTGTTGAAGACACCTTTGATGCCGTTGGTGACGTCTTTGAGGCTGTTGGTGACGTCGTTGAAGACGTTGTTGAATTTGTCGGTGACGCTGTCGAAAAAGTTGGCGACGTAGTTCAAGCCGTAATTGACGACCCGCTTCCCGTACTGCTCTCTGTTGCTGGAAGTTTTGTAGGCATTCCGCCTTTTGTCACAATGGGTGCAGTCACTGCGGCGCGAGGTGGCGACCTTGAGGACATTGCCCTTTCTATGGGTACGGCGTACTTTGCCCCATCCGTTGGGAATGCCATCTCCTCTACAGTGTCCTCGACGTTTATTGAGGCTGGTTTTAACGAAGTGTTTACCGAAGTTGCAAGCAATTCAATCAGCAAGGGCTTGGTCAACGGAACAATTGCCGAAATCAAAGGCGGAAGTTTTGAAGACGGTTTTGCTGGTGGTTTCACTGGCGGCATGGTTGCTGGTGGTGTTAGCGAGGTTGCCAGCTACGTTAAGCCAGATATTGTTGATTTGGCAATGGAGAGCGGTTTAGATTTAAAAGACGCCACAGCCTTGTACAACGCAGGTACACGAGCATTCTCCTCTGGTGTCACTTCAGAGATTACTGGTCGCGGTGACTTTGCCACATCATTCACAAACAGCGCTGTTGGTTCTGGTGTTGACTATGGCGTTCGTGAACTTAATCAAACAATTGATGAGCAGTTTAAAACCGCCGCAACTGATTGGAATGAGAAAGACAAGCAAGGCGAAACGATTGATACCACTGCAACTGGCGCTGGCATTCCAAACGATGTGGTTACTCAAGTTCAAGTATCCGATATTGGCTTTAACACTACCCCCGATACGATTGATACCGCAACTGTTTTGGCTGACTCTCAAGACACAAGAGACGTCAACAATGCGTCCTCCTCCTACACTGGCGAAAAAGCCACATCCGACATTTCTATCTTGCCAGAGACCCAATTGGCTGAAGCGCCTCAAGCTGAAACCATTTATGATTTTGCCGACACAATTGGCGCAGAAAAACCAGCGTCTAGCGATGCCGTATTGGCTGACACGTCTCTTGACGTTGCCGATGTTCCTGAAAGCGTAATTGACATTGCCGAGGCTCTTCCACCTGAAGTTGCGCCTGTTGTATCAACAGAGCCTGTAGGCGGATTGAATGCGTTGGCTGAGGCAACCACTCCAGCAGTTGATTTAGATACAAGCAAACCTGCTGTTGTTTCCGAAGCCCCTGTATCTGAAAACTTGTTGACTGCTGGCTTGGCGGCTGACCAACCTACGGGTGGTTTGAATGCTGTTGCACAAGCAGACCAAGCAACCCCTGAAGCCAAGATGGCAAGTTCTATGGGCTTGAAGGCTACAGACTTCACAAAGCCAATGGTTGCCACTGTAGGCAATTTGCTCAAGCAAACCTTGACGCAGAAGAAGCCTCCTGTGCGTCGCGCTCCAGCGCCTCGCCCTGTTGGTGGCTTACAAACGGCTAGAGCACGACCTACGCCAACCAAAGCGCCACCTGCGCGTATGGACGTTGCAAATCTGATTCCAATACAGAAGGCCGCGCCATTACAGAAAACGGCTGTAGCGGCCCCTGCAAAAACTTTAGGCAAGGACGCAAAGTTGACGCCAATAACCAATATTGCGAGTCTAACCTCACAGGTGAAAAAGGCAGGATAAGACATGGCTATTCTAAAAAAACGCACATCAAGCAAACAAATCCCCGAAGCGAGGGGGCTTGACCGCGCACCATTGAACAGCATCATTCAGGGCGTCAATCAATCTCCGTCTATCTCTGGTGGTTCGTCTAGCCTTACGTCTACTGGAAGCGGTTCAAGACCATCCATCACAACACCGACAGGCTCATCAAAGCCAACTTTGACATCAACAACTGGCTCCAAGCCTGCGGTTACTAACACCACGTCAAAGACCCCCACTAGCATCACAACATCGCCACTCAAAGTACCCAAGCAAACTGTCAAGCCAAACGTCTCAAAGCCAAACTCAACTACAAGTAAAGTTGTGAACGCGCTTACGGGCGCGGCAATTGGTGCTGGTACAAAGCTGTTGATTGATAAAATTACTAGCAAACCAACCATTGCTAAAACGCCAGCAGAAAAAGTTGCAGATAAGAAGGCGCTAGATGCCTCTATACTAAAAGACAAAAATACCGCCGCCGCAAACTCAAACTCTGCAAAAGTTGCCGCCGCAAATGCCGCCGCAAAAAAAGCGCAAGAAGAAAGAGCAAAAGCTGAAGCCGTAAAACCAAAGGCTCCACCAACAAGCGTAGTTAAGCCGCCTGTAATAAATCCTACAACTGGTAAACCCAGTGGCACAGGTTTTGGTGACGACAAGGAAGAGTTTACAACCGACTCTTTGGGTAACGTCTACAAAACTATGCCTGATGGAACTTCTTCTTTGTATCGCGCCGCAGAAGTTCCTGAAGAGGAGTTTTCAACTGATTCTCTTGGTAACGTCTATAAGACCATGCCTGATGGCACGTCTCAGCTTTATAGAGCCGCAGAAGTTGTTGAAGATGAGTTTATGACTGACTCCTTGGGAAATGTCTACAAGACAATGCCTGACGGAAGCTACGAGTTGTATAGGGCCGCAGAGGTGGAGGACGACGGAGATGCGTTCCCATCAACGCCGCCTGAAGTCACACCCGATGAAACTTTTGTGCCTGAATATTTTGAAGACAGCTTGGGCAATATTTATATTTCTACGCCTGATGGAGAATACGATTTATATCGCGCCGCTGAAGTTGAAGATGATGGCGATGCGTTTCTTGAAACACCCTCTGAACCCGAATATTTTGAAGACAGTTTGGGTAATGTCTATGTGCAAGGTGACAGCGGTGAATATGAGTTGTATCGTGCCGCTGAAGTGCCAGAAGACATAACCGAAGAAGACTATGACCTATTCTATCGTGCGGACGAAATTGAAGAAGACAACACAGACTACAACTACGATGTCAATGACCGATATTCAACGGAAGAAGATGACGGCGACGAATACTACGATTACAAGCGCGGAGGCTTGACCACTATGATGAAACAAGGCGGAGTCGCTAAATTTGAAAGCGGCGGGTATGTTGACAATGGCGATGGAACATACAGCATCGGGAACTTCACATACGACAGTGTGACTGATGAGTATTTGTACTCTACTGATGCAGACTCTGGAAACATTACCAACGTCACCCCTGATAGGGTGTATTCAACAACTCCAACAGAAGATTATTACGACACCGACTCGTTTGGCAACATTTTTAAAAACGGCGAGTTTTATCGAGCCGCAGAGGTTCCAGAAGACATCACCGCCGCTGGTGGCGGCAATAGAAATTGGTACGACGATTATGTGAAACCAGTCTTGAGTGGCGGTCAACGTCTTGCCTCTGATGCATTGAGCGGAATTACTGGCGCACTAGGAACCACCGCAGGAGCGGCTGGTGCTGGCGCTTTGGTTGCAACCTTGCTTGGTCAAGAGTTTGGTGGTGGCACGGGTGCGCAAAACCAAGGCTTGGATATGTCTCAGGTTGGCGTCATCAACCCACGCACGACTGATTTTGGAATTGGGCCAACAAAGTTTGTTGGTTACGAGGACTACGGCACAGGTGGCGGGGACTACACGCCTAACGAGGAGTTGTTGCGCAACTTGAACGCCCCCGGCTTCAACCCCGTGAACGAAGGCGACTACGGCTACGAAGAGGCTCCTGCTAAAGAAGAGTCTCCCAAAATGGCCTCTGGTGGCCTGTCCTCAATGGCGACGCCCGTGTCCTCCTACTACACCTTTGGTCAACCTGCGGACATCTTGGCAAACTTGGGAATGCGTGCGCAACCTCCCGTAAATCCGCCTGAGATGATGCCTCAGATTGGTCAACAGCAACCTCCTCAGCAGGCGCAACAGCAAGGTCTGCCACAGCAAATGCCTCAGCAAATGGCGCAACAAATGCCACAGGGAATGCCTCAGCAGGGCATGATGCCGCAACAGCAGGGTATGCCTCCGCCGATGCGCAAGGGTGGCTTGCCTCACGTTTCCAACGTACCTTTAGTTGAGGGCCGCATGGATTTTCGTCGTGGCTCTGCTGTGCATGGTGCAGGAGATGGACAATCGGATGACATCCCTGCCATGTTGGCGGATGGCGAGTATGTAATTGATGCTGAGACCGTGGCCCAAATTGGCAACGGCTCAACAAAGGCAGGTGCGCAGGCTTTGGACAAGTTTCGTGAGAGCATTCGCGCCCACAAGCGCTCCGCTCCCGTGAACAAGATTCCGCCTAAAACCAAGGCGCTGACCTCATACCTTAAAGGAGCGAGATAATGGCTGGCTTATTTCAGGGTGACCCACTACCCGCAATTACTAAGACAACGGAAGCCCAACAGACGGCTCCAGAGTTTTACACGAACTACCTGCAAGACATTGCCAACTTAGGTCAGAACGCTGTCCAACAAGGCGGCATTGCTGGCTTCAGCCCATTGCAACAGCAAGCCTTCCAAATGGCTCCAGACGTCGCGTTTGCTGGCGCTGGGTCTTTGGGTGCGGCTTCTCAATTGATGGGCCAAGCGGGCGCTACGACTGTTCCTGACGTCATTGCTGACTACATGAACCCCTACACTTCCAGTGTGGTGGATGAGATGGGTCGACTGACCAATCGCAACGTCCAAGAAAACATTCTGCCCAACCTTGGTGCGGCGGCTATTGGCTCTGGTCAGTTTGGCTCACGTCGCCAACAGCAAATTACTGGCAACGCCTTGCGTGACATTCAGTCCGACTTGTTGGGCAAACAGATGCAGGCGCTTCAGCAGGGCTACACAACTGCTGGCACGCAGGCTCAGACAGACTTGTCTCGCGCACTGTCCGCTGGTCAGGGCTTTACCAACTTGGGCCAAGAGCAACAGCAGTTAGGTACAGCAGGTCTGAAGACCATGTCCGACTACGGCGCTCAACAGCAGGCTCAGGGCCAAAAGTTGCTTGACTACCCAATGGCTCAGACCCAACAGTTTGCCAAGCTGATGAAACAGTATCAAATGCCTATGGGTACAACCACGCAGTCTACTGGCTCCGAAGGCTATTCCAACAGTCCGTTGTCGCAGATTGCTGGCTTGGGTTCTTTGGTTGCTTCGTTGTTTCCAAACACAAGCGTTACAGACGCACAAAAGGCTTATTACGACAGAGGCGGCAAACCGATGACGCCGGAAGAAATACAGCAAGCCCTCAGAAAAGAAGCCGATGGCGGTCTTATCAAGAAAGCCAACGGCGGCGGTGTTCGTCTTGCCGATGGCGGGATGGCTCCAACTGGCGCAGAATATCACGACGGCAACGGAAATTTTTACGATGTCGATGGCTACTTAGTGGGGTAAAGAATGGCAATTCCAACAGGCGGCTTGAACCAAGTCTCTGCACAACAAAAACCACCCGTACAGGCTGGAGGCGCTAAAACGTCCGCATTTGACGTCAATGCGGCGCAAGCAGAAAACTTAGAAAAGATGGAAAAACCAAATTTGAGAGACGTTGTCTCTGATGAACTTGGTGACCAACGCGAAGCATTGAATTCTGCTTTGGTGCGTATGCGTGCAAGTTTGGATGACCGCAAGAACAGGATGTTTGACCCCGTCTTGATGCAAGCCGCCTCTGGCTTCTTAAAACCCACCAAGACGGGTTCGTTTGGTGAGTCGTTGGGGTACGCCGCAGAGAATGCTGGCGTTGCCGCAGAGCGCGAATCTGTCTTCCAGAGGGAGAATCAAAAGTTGGAGATGGAACTGCTTGGCAAAGAGCAGGAACTTCGTAGGCAGATGGGTGGCGACCAATTCTTGGGCGCATTGCTTGGTGGTGCAGACACCGCCCCTAGACCTGCTGGCGGTGCAATCACTACGCCGACTGGTGGGCTGAGAATCTCAGGCACGACTTCGCCCGTTGACGTTGCTACGGCTCCTAAAGCGCCAACCAGTCAACAGGTGCTAGATGCGGCGTTAGATGGGCGTATCAAAATTACCGATAGAGTGTTGGCTCTTGCAGAAGCAATTGACCCTAAAAAAGCAATTCTTTTAGAAAAAATTCGCAAACTTCAAATTGATGAAGACAAGAATATTCTTGAACGCGAAAAGATGGGCAACACAGTTCGTAAACTCGTTCCTCGTGGTCTTCGCACTGAGCGTGAAATGAACTTGGGGGAGTTCGCAAAGTATGAAGCCGCTCTTGAGCAATATTTTAAAGATGGCGATGAGCAGAAGTTGCTTGCTTACTATGACAGCAAGGGCTACCTTGAGTCAGAACAAATTCGCGGTCGCAAGCCTGTTGCAACAGGAGAAGCCCCTGTGCCAATTGGTCAAGCCCTTTCAGCGTCTGAGTACAAGGCCAGAGAAGAAGCATTGACCACGGTGGAAAAGAAGCGGGCTGAAGGTTCTGAGGAACTTGCAACAAAACTTCGCCTACAAGCTGAGGCGGCATTTGCAAACACAAACACCGCTGATGACATGATTGGTTACGCAAAGAACAATCCAAAAATATTGCAAGCGATGAACAAACCCGGCGTCTTTGGCGCGGTTGCTCGTGCGGCTGAACAAGGCATTAAGGTTGGCGATTACAGCGTTAGCCTTCCAGCCAAAACTCTGCTTGAGGCAAACCTTGACGAAAACGATTTAGCGGCGTTGCAAATTTTTGCTCAAAAGTATGCTGAGTTGCAGTCGCGTGGTCGTCAGTTGAATAGGACTCCCGGCGAGGGGGCTATCTCCGACTACGAAACCAAACTCCTTGGAGCCATCTACGCTTTACCCACAGACAGTCAACGTGCCGTTATTCTCAAGTCTGAGGCGCTTAAATTGCAAGGTATGTTTGACGAAGACCGTTTTGCTTTGTGGAAAGAAAAGAGAAAGCAGACTGGCTACACCTACGACGACTTCACTACGGACAAAGATTACAAAGCGCTCAAAACGGAATACAGGAAAACTCTTGAGCGTGTGCGTGAAGAGAATTTGGACTTGCTTACGCCAAAGAAGAAAGCGCCAGCGGCAAACGCCCCTGTAACCTCACCTGCGGCTCCGCCCAAGCCTGCGGCGGCTCCCTCTGCTCCAGCCCAAACACCTCCAGCTAATGAGTTGCCGCATGAAAAATTTAAGCGCGAAAAAGCAGAACGTGAAGCACGCGAAAAAGCAAAAGGAACCTAATAATGGATAAAAAAAAACCAGTATTGGATTTTAAAAAACTTACTCCTGAGCAATTTAAAATTGCTGAGTTGGTCGTTGAGGCGGCTGAGGCAAATGGTGTTGACCCAAACTTGTTGTTGGCGCAGGCTTTCCGCGAGTCAGGGTTTAGGCATATACCCTCAGAAGACCCTAACAGCGATGCTTTTGGCGTTATGCAAATTCGCCCAAGCACAGGAGAATTGAATAAGCTAGGCGATACCAGAGATTTGCGAACCAATGTGTATGGTGGTGCAAAGTTGATGAGGCAATACATTGATAAGTACAAGTCGCCAGAGGCGGCGTTGCTTGCGTATCACCAAGGGCCGGGCATCGCGGAGACCTACATCAATTCAAAAGGTGACCTCAAAGCGGTTGGCCCCAAAGGCTTGGACTATGTCATCGACATTGGCAATAACGGTGGTTTTGGTCAACCAGCAAAAGCCGAAGGCGATGGAGAGTCTTCAGTAGAGCCAAACCGTTATGAGGCTTATCAATCTGAGGCAACAAAACTAAAAAAAGAACAAGAAGCAAGAGACGAAGAGGCAAGGCTAAACCCTCCTCCTCCAAAACCAAAAACGCTTCTTGATAGCGCAATTGAGTCTGCCAACAAAATTGACCCTGAATATGCGGCATTGGTTGGCGCTGGGGCAAACGCTGTGTTGCCCATGCTCACAGAAACTCCAAAGATTTCCCCAAAAATTGATACAACTAAAGCGGAAACTGACGAGCAATTAAAAAGAAAAGCGTTAAGTCGCGCTCAAACCAATTTACAACAAGTTGCACCTCAAGGTGTTGAAAATCTTGAAGAAACATTCCGTCAAAGTCAGGGTGAACTTGAGCGCCTAAAAAACGAGCAGAGATTGACTCAAGAGCGCTTGAAGGGAATGCCTAAAACTGCACCAGTGATTGAGCCGCCTCCGCCTTCTTCGTTGATTTCCCAAATTGATTTGACGCGCACTGGCCCTGCTAGTGGCCCAAAAATTGAGGGTGACTCTGGCCCAAGAAATTGGACAATTAAAGCCGCAGGCCAAAAGCATCAAATGCCAGAAGCCGTTTTGGACATGGTCACCGACCAAACTGGCACAACCAAAACTGGTGGTATGACTTTAATTCGACAAGACCTTGAAAATTTAGAAAAAATTAAACAGCTTGGCATGGGTGATTCCAAACTAGTAACGACCGCTGGTGGTTTGCAAATTCAATTGCCAGCCACTTCGGTTGCGGAGCGTCAAGCTGAGATAGACCAACAAACCCAAGCAAACCAAGCTGAGTTGGCGCAAAGAGCCGAGCAAGCCCGATTACAGCAAGAGGCGCAAGCCCAACAGTTGGAGCAACAGCGCCTTGCCAATGAAGCTGATTTGGAGCGTGTGCGTCAAGAACGTGCGCAGTTGGGCCAGAGGCACAATGTTTTGACGGGTCAAATAAAGGCCACCAATCCATACCAATCAAGTCTGCGACGCGCACAAGAATCTTACGATGCCGCCGCTGACAAATTGGATTTAGCACGTCAACAACCAAACGCCGCAGGGCGCGTTCTTGAGCGGGCGGGTGTAGCCACCACTGGCCCCTCAAAAGCTGGCGCACTACCAAGAGCATTTGCTGGTGCTGGGGCCACCTACCTTGGCGTAATGAGTTACCAAGAGGCTTTGCAACGCTTTAATGCTGGAGACACCAGCGAGGGCGTTTTAAAGGCTTTGCAAGCGGGTTCTGCGGCGGCGTCTATGCTACCCCCAGCAGGCAAAGGATTGACCAAGGCGCGGGGTGCTGGTGCGCTTGGCATGGTTGGCACATACGGATACGAAGGGGCCAGACGACTATTCAAAGACCGTCCGCCCGAATAATGATTTTAGGAGCAGTTGCCACTCTCCTCTTTGCCCCCCTTTAATCGGGGGGGCTTTTTTTATGCGTGTCCAGCAGTACACATCAAGAGCATTTGAGTTTGCGCAAATTGCTCTTCTGCTTGGTGGACGCCATCATCAAACCCTTGTTGGTAGGCTTCACGACAAGCAAAAGCCAAAGTCGTCTCTGGGTCGCGCTTGCCCTCTTCGTATTGTTTTGCCAAGTGAGTGATGAGGCTGATGTCCATAATTACTCTGGTCGTTGGTTGTTTAAAGCCTCACCCACTGCGGCGTTCATGTCCTTGACAATCTCAACGCAACGGGCGTGTTCCTTTCGAGCATACTCCACAGCCACATACAACTCAATGTTGTGCGCAAACTGCATGATGTCTACCTCGTCCGCAATCAGGGGGTCTTTGCGGGGTCGGTCGCTTTGAAAGAAGATTTGTTTGATGGTTTCTTCGCTCAACATTTTCAATCCTTATTTGTAAGAGTTTTTGAGTTGCCAAAATTGTAGGAGGTTCACAAACATCTCCCAGCCACGGTCAAGGTCTTCAAGGCTCCATTCCTTCACCACGACGAGGTCGGGGACGCTACGGGACACAAAGACGTTTGCACAGCGTGCTTTGGGGATGCCTAAACCAACTCGATAAGCTGAGAGTTGCATAAGATGCTCGTCGTAGCCATCAACCTTTGCGGGGTCGGTGAACTCTTTGGTTTTGATGTCAATGACGACGTTTGTGGAGCCAGCGCAAAATAAGTCGCACTTACCGCCAAAACCGAGGTCATGTGCAAACGAGCGCTCGGAATTCCAGACTTGGTCTCCGAAGTGTTCTTTGATTGCGTTGTCGCAGGCTTGGACACTCTCGTGGTGTTTGCCTGTCGGGTTGTTTTCATAAAAGCCTTGAATAGATGCATGGATGTCAGTTCCCGCATCCGCCGCCGAGCGACCCTGTTCTTTGGAATCGTTAATGATTCGATTGATGTATTCCGTTTCAGGTTCGTCGGGGCGGCGGGGAAGGGTAAGCGCGGCAAGCAACACCTGTTGCTGGAGCCACGCCAGTAGCGCTGGTTTAGCGGCTACGTTCAGCACTGTCGTTACCGACGGCACTAGGTTCATGGTGCGTGCGTCTCTAAGGGTGGTATTACGGGGTGAGCCGTCCTTCTTAGATGGCACAGTGTACTGCGGCACACCATCGCGGGTGTACCAATGATTTGATTCGCTTGCGCGTATTGCGGGTGTCGTTATGGTCATATCTTTCCTATTGAAATTCTTGGGCATCTGCCCAGTTGTACCAGCGCGTGACAAATTTTTTGAGGTCATCAAAAGACTTGCCGCGCACCCTGAAGCGTCCGTCTGAGCAGAGTTGCTCAAACCTTTCGACCACCGTCTCGCCATCCGTGTTGCCTTGGATGATGACTACGGTGAACTGGGGTTGCCTTGCCAGATTGCGCAGTAGCAACCCCTGTCCTTGGCTGATGCTTTCACCGTCCCGCTTCCATTCACCAACAAAGAATTTGCACTTGCGTTCAAACACCATGTCAATGTCGCAGGGCGTCGCCTTTGGATTGGTCTCAATCAGTCCCTTGAACTGAAAGAAATCAATGTGCGCCGCGTTTTGGTTACGCATGAGCCTCATGGTCAGAAGGGGATGTCGTCATCCATGTCGTCAAAGCCACTGGAAGGTGCTTTAGCGGGCGCTGGAGCGCTTGAGCCGCCTCGTGCCTGCCACTCTGGCGACTTTTCAATTTTCTCCCTCAGACCGTTGCTGAAGCTGTCAAACAGCGCCATGTCGGGTTCGTCGATGGAGAACAACTTCAACTCGTTGTGGCCTTGAGGTATTCCAGCCTTTTTGATGGCTGGGGGTACAGACATGATGGCGGCAATGTTGGTGTACTCCTTGCCGTTGTTGCCCATCGCCTTGATGACCGAGACCATCGCCCAAGCACCCAACACGTTCTTGAGTTCAAAGCCGCGCAACTCGTCTTCGGTGAACTCGCGTCCACGCCACGTTTGCAGGTCTTTGCGCAATGTCGCCTTCTCTGCCAACGACAGGGTGAAGTTCTTGCTGATAGACATCGGCTCGTTCTTGGCTGTGACAATCGGTTTACCCGCATCGTCTTCTCCATGCACCTCAAATTGCAACATTACCTTGGGTAAGTGTTTTACCGTTCCAAGGTAGGTTGATTCTTGAGTTCCCAAGTCAATGACTCGGTAGCACCGTGCAAGGTGCATTCCTTGCGGGACAGGGGTAAATTCACCACCGCCGCCGCCACTTTCTTTCGCTATTAAAGCCATTATTCGCTCCTAATTGATACAGTTTCTAAGGTCACAATTGGACGCTTAGACAGTCCGCATTCACTGCGGATGATGTCCCAGTCGTCCCCACTAGCAACGCCTGCCTCAGCCCTCAAGAGAGCCTCCTCAAGCATTTGCATTCTTTCCAACATGAGTTGGTGCATTTCGTCTTCGCTGTGCATGGTTCGCTTTCGAGTTAAACACGCCCAAGTGTATCATGTTTAATTTGGTGTTGCACAATATTTTTTTCTGGTGTAATATCCGCTTAACCAAGAAAGGGATAAGATGACACTTCAAGAATTCTTTAAAGACAAACCGAGGGGGTCGATGATTGCGATGGCCCGTAAGTTGGGCATCAGCAAGACTTGGTTTTCATTGATTGTTACGGGGCGACAACTGCCTAGCCCCGAACTGGCTCGTGACATCGAGTTGAACACTGGCAGGAAAGTGAAGAGGGCTGAACTTCGGCCCGACATTTTTGGAAAGACAGCGAAATGATATGGTACAAATTCCACATCGGTGATTACCTCACACATACGGTTCATCTCAGTGATGCTGAGGACTTGGCGTACCGACGCCTGCTTGACCTGTACTACATGAGCGAGAAGATGATTCCGCTTGATACCGAGGCGGTGGCCCGCAAGATTCGTCTTGATTTGGACATAACCGAATCGGTTTTGGATGAGTTTTTTGAACGTACCGAAACAGGGTATTTCAACAATCGTTGCCATGTCGAAGTTACCAAGTATCAACATCAAGTTGAAAATAATCGACAACTCGGAAAGCGAGGCGGCAGGCCGTCAAAAACCGAATCGGAAACCGAATCGAAAGCGAACCATAACCCTAAGAAGATACAGATACAGAAGAAGAATATAAATACATCGTCGAAATTCGACGAGTTCTGGCAATGTTGGCCTGCATCCAAACGCAAGGTCGCAAAGGCAGAGTGTCAGAAGAAGTGGGCCAAGGCTGGATGCGATGCTGTGGCTGATGTCATCATCTCTCAGGTCAACGCGCTCAAGGTGACTGAGCAGTGGACTGGCGGCTATGAGCCAGCACCGCTGACGTACATCAACCAACGTCGTTGGGAAGACGACGCAGGCACGCCAGCCGTTGGTCGGAGGGTCATATGACGCCAGTCGAGCGTATGCTGGGTATGCTGACCAAGGTCAAGGGTCGCAATGGGTCTTGGACTGCTTGCTGTCCTGCGCACAACGACAAGGGGCCATCACTTGCCATCCGTGAGACAGAAGACGGTCGAGTGTTGCTTCACTGCTTTGCAGGTTGCGAGACGTTGAGCGTGGTGCAGGCATTAGGCATGGACATGACAGACCTGTTCCCACCTGACGACAAGCGCCGCGAGTACCCAGTCGAGGGCAAGAAGAGTTTGAAGCCTGCGTTTTATGCCAGCGACCTGATGCGAATCATTTCGTTTGAGGCATTGGTGGTTAGCATCTGCGCCTACGACCTGAGTCAAGGCAAGAAGTTAAGCGAAGGCGACAGAGAGCGAATGAAATTATCACAACAGCGAATTGAAGAGGCAATGAAATATGCAAACGTCTGACATCCAAAAAAGAGCGCAAGAACTTGATGCGGCTCGTCGTATTCGTATCGTCAAACCAGACGAAATTGATTTTGAGAAGTACCTCAAAGCCAATGACTTGGCCCAGAAGGTCAAAGGCGCAGGCGAGTTCTTGGATGAGATTGAAGCTGAGATTGCCAGCCCTGTGGTTGACGTGTCTCAGACCATGCCTTGGACTAAGACCCATGCAGGGTTTCAGTTCCGCGCAGGCGAGGTGACCCTGTACGCTGGCGGCAACGGTGGCGGCAAGTCTATGGTGACGGGCCAGATTGCAATGGGCCTCATCAAGCAGGGCCAGCGCGTGATGATTGCTTCGTTTGAGATGAAGCCCAAGCGCACGCTGTTTCGTATGCTCCGCCAGTTTGCTGGTGAGAACATCGACTTCCCACGCTACACAGACAAGGCCCGTTACCTGACAAGCCTCATAACTCGCATGAGAGCCTTTGCTCACGCCAACCTGTGGCTGTATGACCAGCAAGGCACAGTGACTGCACAGCAGGTCATTGCGGTGTCACGCTACAGCGCAGTTGAGTTGGGCGTGCAACACATCTTCATTGACTCGCTGATGAAGTGCGTGTCTGGCGAAGACGACTACAACGCGCAGAAGGCGTTTGTCGATGAGTTGACTTCGTTGGCCCGCGACCATAACGTCCACGTCCACCTGATTCACCACATTCGCAAATTGCAGAGCGAAGAAGTTAAGCCCAACAAAAACGACATCAAGGGGTCAGGCTCAATCAGTGACCAAGTGGACAACGTCCTAATGGTTTGGCGCAACAAGAAAAAAGAACACGACGCACAGAATGGTTCCGTTGACCCAATGATTCCTGATGCCTACCTAATGTGCGAGAAACAACGTAACGGTGAAGCTGAGGACTGGTACTCGCTTTGGTATCTCAAAGACAGTCAGCAGTTTGTTGAAAACCATGACTCCATTCCGATGTCGTTTGACAACGGGGGAAGGTTTTGAATTATGGGCAGGAGGGCGAAGGAGAAGATGAACATCGTCACCGTTGTCTCGTTCGGGGAATCATCAAGATGCGGATTGAAAATCGCGATAGCGCGTACCGCTGGCTCAATGGTTACGTTGACGAGCGTGGGAAGCGCCACAAGGGATGGAATGAACTTCATCCCAAGTCACGGCTTGAGGAGGATATTAGAGACCAGTGGGTCAAAGGTAACAGAGGTAACGAAGGAGAATGGAAATGATTGAAATAACTTTGCCGTGGCCCCCCACGGTTAACACTTACTGGCGCAACTTTGACGGTCGCACCATCATCAGCGCAAAGGGGCGCGAGTACCGTAAGGCGGTCGCTGACCAACTGCTGATACCAAAAGCCGC